TCACGATCGCCCGATCTTCTTTACGGCTTCGGCGAGCCGATCGGTCACCAGGTGAGCGTATCGCTTGGTCGAAGTCGTCGTCTTGTGGCCCAGCACTCCGGCGACCGTATAGAGGTCGATCCCGGCGTTGATCATTTCCGACGCGGCGCTATGGCGGAGGTCGTGAAACCGCACCCCGGGATGGCCCGATTTCTGGCGAGCCTTTACCCATTGCTCTTTGATTTTCCATGCCGGCTCGGTGAATTTCACGCGCCGGGCAATTACGGCGATCCGCGGATGAATTGGAATTAGCCGCGGTCGGCCGTTCTTCGTCGTGTCGAGAGAGAATCCATCCTTGGTCGGGATCGCCTGGAGGATCTCACTCATCCGCATCCCGGAATAGAACGCGGTTCGAATGGCTGCGCGGGTCTGTCGATGCGAGCACGCCTTCGCGATTTCCAACATTTCGCGGCGGCCCTTGTACACGTGGCGTTCTTCGCTCTGCTTCGGGATGACCATTTTTGCCGTCTGGTCATATTCGATTTTCCCAATCTTGTGCGCGTATTTGATCGCGGCACGAAGGTAGCCGAGCGTGTTGTGTATCGTCCCATCAGTGCTCGGTTTCTTTGGCCGGCCTTGGCGGTCGACCTTCGCGCGCATGTATCCAGCGAATCGTATCGACCAGTCGTACAGGTCGAGCGCGTCCTGATCCTGGTACTCGGCCGCGTACTTCGTTAGAACCTGCAGCCGACCCTTGAGGTCCTTCCATTCGGAGCCCTTGTCCGTAACGTGGATCCGGACGCACTCGCCAATCGTGACGATCTGCTTTCGCGCGCCCGTGGCGATCGCGTACACCTCGGCGTCCCATTGACGACCTAACTCGTCAGCTTCGCGCGCAGAAAGTCCTGCAGGGATGAGCTTTGTTTTTCGGATACGCGTTTCTTCAATGACGCGTTCGAACGTCCAGCGGAAACGCCGGCGTCCATTTTTCGTGATGGTTTCGATTGGCATGATGCGAGGAATCGATATAGCGAATCGAGGTCGTACACGTACGTTTTGTGGCCTAGCCGGAACCGTTGAATGACGGTACAGGCCCGATCGATCCGACTGATGTTTTGATACGGCACGCCGAGAATCGCGGCCGCTTCCTTTGCGCTAACGCGCTTACCGCTTTTCAGGTCCATCGGTCCTCCCGAACTGAATGACCCGCTTCGGTCATAGGTCGATGTCGACATATTTTGTGACGAACCGGGCTTTCTCGGAGTGGTGGCGACGGTAGACGATGCGGATACCGTCCCCGAGGTCGAGTGGTCGGCCGCGGCCGTTGTCGTCGTTCAACTCGGCCTGGTGGTCGCAACAGATCGAGCGCAGCGTGACGGCGAGGTTGACGGGATCGTCGAGCAGCCGATTCAGGAAGTCGTGATTGATTTCGATGATGGTCCGCGTGCTCATCGGACAGCCTTCAGGTAGGCGTTCAACTGCTCGACGTATTCCTCGTGCGTCGGATGGTCGGAAACGACCAGCGTGCAGTGGTGGCTCGTATAGACACCGCCACCGATGGACCTCACCGGCATTTCACCGGCGGCGATGAGCGCGGCCATGTCGGTCAGCGCGTCGATCAGATTCTGGGGCGTGTCCGCCTGAATGGCCGCCTCGAACTGGACGGCGCGTTTCGGTGCTTCGGTCATGATTGTCCTCAGAAAGTCTTGGTGAGGTCGCGGTCGACTGCTTTGCCGAGTGACCGCAACCGGTTCGCGAGCAGCGCGCGATCGTGGTGGTTGGCTGTTGCTTGCCGCAGTAGCCCGAAATACGAATTCGCGACTTGCATCAGATCACCGGGCGCCGTTTCGGCCACGCGGCGCAGGGCTTCGTTGCGGGTGCGCTTCCGTGTTTCTCGGCGCCATGGCTTGATGACTTGGCCGACGAAGTCGATTCCTCGGTCAATTGGCTGCAGGATCGTCTTGCGCGGATTGATCCGCGCGCCGAGCCGCTCCGGGAGGAAGGCAGTGACGTCGGCGAGGACCTCATTCAACCGTGCCGGCGACTCATGCAAAAACACGAAGTCGTCGACGTACCGGATGTAATGCCGCGTGCCGAGCGCGTGCTTCGCATGCTGATCAAGTACGTCAAGGTAGACGTTCGCGAAGAACTGGCTTGACAGGTTGCCGATCGGCAGCCCAAGGTGCGGCGCCTGTTCGAGTAGCCGTTTATGGGACGGGACTAGGTCCATCATGGCGGGATCGCCGTGGTACTCGTAGTCATCCCGCGGATCATGCATCAGCACGGTTTCGGTCAACGTTCTCCAGAACGGCTCGGAAATCTTTTCGAGCAGCAGCTCGAGTAGGATCCGTTTGTCGATGCTGACGAAGAAGTTCGCGAGATCGCACTTCAGGTAGAACGCGTGCTTCGACCAGTTCTGAGTGATCGAACGCACCTTCGCCTCGAGGCGCTCCGCAGCGTATAGCGTGCCGCGGCCCTTGATGCATGCGCACGAATCGGCGATGAACGCCTGCTCGAACCGCGGACCGATCCGGTTGTAAAGCAAGTGGTGCACGATGCGGTCGCGAAATGCGGCCGCCCAGACTTCGCGCGGCTTCGGCCTGGTGATGACGAAACAGATGGACCGGCCTGGCCGATAGCTACCGTCTGCGAGTTCATCGTGCAGGGATGCCAGATTGCGTTCGAGGTTCGCTTCGAAGGCAAGGGCACTCCCGGTATTTCGTTTTGTGCGCCGGCAGTCGCGGTATGCTGCGACGAGCTCGGCGCCAGAGAATCCATCTTGCCGCTCGATCCAATCTGCTGACGGCGACCCCGCGGAGCTCGGCGCTCTTGTGGTTGTTGTTCTGGTTGCCGTTGTTGTAGTTCTGGTACCAGGCGTAGGCGGACCTATCGTGCTATCTACGTCGCTCTGCTGAAGGCCCTCGCCGATCAGCGGAGAAACTGCGCTGGACCTATCCGCACGCCGGCGGCCGGTATCCTCATTGCGCATGGCGGTGGCCTTGTGGGCCAGCGGCACGACCAGATTAAATCGGCGCTCTGTCATGGCGGCGCGACCCTCCATGAGACTGGCGATGTGCGGCCCATTCCCTCCACCTCACCGCTTGCTTTGCGATGCTCTCCGTGAGACGGATCACGGCCCAATACTGGCGATCCGTGATTTCTTTCATGTCCCACGAGAGCCGAAAAAGCATTTCGACGAGCTTGACGCGTTCGATCAGCATCGAGATATGCGGCACCTTGTCGTCGGCCACATTCGCTCGATAGACCAAGAGCAGTAGCTTTTTCGTTTCATCGACAATTTCTTCGCCGATGAGTCGCTTGAAAGAACGTTCCATGTTCTTGACCATGCCGGTGACCTTGGTGAGAAGGTCATAGCCGGCCTTGTACACATCAAGCTCGGTGTGGAGGGCCATGGTGGATTAAATGATCAAATTACCGAAGGAATGAATCTGCTGACGGCGACCCCGCGGAGCTCGGCGCTCTTGCGGCCGTCGTACTGGTGGCCGCCGTAGCAGGTCTGGCACCAGGCGGAGGCGGCGTCTTCCTCGTACTCTTCCTCGAGCCACATGCTGCCCTCGGCGCAGAACTCGGGAAATGCGGCTTGCAGCAAGCGGCCTTCGCGCTTATTCGGGGTTTTGAGACCACGACCTGCCGTGTACGCTTTTACGCCGTCATGCGAGCCGCTCTGTTCGTCGGCATGCAGGATCAGGTAATAGTCGAGCGAGCCATCTTCCTTGAAGATCGGGCCGGCGAGACGTGAGCCGGCCGGCAGCGGAATTACCGCGCGGTCGATGACGTATTCAGTAGCGACCGATTGCTTTTCGAATTTTTCGATTAGCGCGGCGACGCGTGCCTGTTCGGTCTTGATGTGTTCCAGTGTGACTTCCGACATGAAATCTCTCCGGTTGGCGAATCGAATGAGTGAATGAATCAAGCAATGAATCTGCTGACGGCGACCCCGCGGAGCTCGGCGCTCTTGTGGTTGCCGTCCTGGTAGCCGTAGCTGAAGCCCTGGTACCAGGCGTAGGCGGGATCCCATTCGCAGATTTCGTCCGTCCAGTAGGTGGCCGCCTTCACGAGGCTGCGGTGCTCGTTGTAGATGACCAGCGCGTCGATGCGGTTGTAGAGGACGCCGCCGACGCTCTTCGCCCAGTCACGCTGGAGTTCGTGCGGCAGCCGCTCGTCGTTCACGGCGATGAGTACGGTGTGCTCGACGTCGCCGTTTCTGTTGATGCGGCCGTAGAGATAGGTCTGGCCTTCGGCGGTCTGCGGAAGTTGAATCTGTTGTTGCATGGGTGCTCCTGAGTGAATGGCGCTGCGTTGGATGAAGGGGTTTTTGACGGACATGGTCACTCGCTCCAGTAAGACATTTCTTCCCACGCGGCATCAGTCGGGCTGAAGCCTTCCGGGGCGTATTGCTCGTGGCACGATTCGGCGACCTGCCACGCATCGCGGCGGGAAAGGCCGCCAAGGCGGCGAAGCGCGCGAGCGCATCGCCACGTCCAAACAAGACGTCGCATATCGATGGTTCCTTTTGGAAGTCCTTCTCACTGGACGGACACTTCTCAAGAAAATGAGATGTCCAATTGTTCGAAGGGCATGTCAGGCCAATAGCGATTCGCCTTGACGGCGTTGATACGCCAGTGGGTGACTCTAAGGTTGTGCGGAACGTGAAGCCCGCAGACGATTTCGCCGTCGAGCGGCACGATGTGATCGACGACGTGCAGCTCGCCCGTTTCGCGCGTCAGGCGTTTCGCCTCGCGGTAAAACGGTCGGAGATCCGACAGCTTTACCCAGGGCGGCATGGCGCGGCGTTCGCGCATGCGGCGCCGGCGGCCGGCGGTTTTTCCCGATGTGATGAGCGGTGCGCGACGTTTCACAGGCACGAACAGCGGGCCGGCGTGGAAGCCGCCGACGAGTTCGAGCTCAAGGCTTTTCATCTTTCGGCTCGCTAGAATGGGGCGTCCGGGTCGTCAGAAGGCGGCACGATGGTCGGCCGGGACGGCTCGAGCTTCCGGACGGCGCGCACCCGAATGCGGATCATGTCCTTCCCGGTCATATCGCAGACGTCGAGAAGATCGCGAAAAGCCTTGTATCTGGCCTTGCTGCGCGTGCTCGCGGTTACCGTGAACCAGGCTTCGTGTTCGAACTCATCGCGCCACGGCGGGAGGCAGCGCCACTCGCGCAGTACCGGCGCGTCGACGAGCTCGCCGTATTCGACCTGGTCGACGGGGTGATAGCGGCGCTCCTCTTCGCTCTTGTCGCCATCGATGACGACGCAGAGATAGTGGCCGTCGGCATTCACGATCACGCCGCGCTCGCCGTAGCATTTCACCTGGCGGCCGCGCTCGGCCGGCACGCCGTAGTGCTTGCGGATGTATTCGAAGCTCATTGATCACTCTCCGTTGCAGGGACCGGAAGCGGCCGCACGTGGCCGGTTTTCAGGTTGACGAACGCGCCGCACCACGTCAGACGCCCGTGTCGGAAGAACTCCCACAGGATTCCGAGCGCTGGCGTGACGATCGCCTGGTTGATGAAAAGCTCCTGCCGCTCGAGCGCCTCCGCAAGTCCGCAACTCGGCGTGTTGTCCTCGGGAGCCCATTCATCGACCAGTTCGGGCAGCACGTCATAGGGCCACCGCAGCTTCGCGCCGCACCCGTCATGATTTCTGGCGGTTCCGAACACGACCTGACCGTCGCTCGCACGATTGCCAAGGTCCATCACGTACGCCGCCGTGCGGTGCAGGATAGGCGCGAGCTTTGCGCGCGCTTTTGCGCTGTCGACACACATGACCGCGATCCCGGGCCCGGCATGGACGAGTTCCTGCGGACCGGCGGGAACCGGCCGGGCGATCCAGTCGAGCCCGAAAAACGCGTTCAGGCGGTGGATGAGTACGACGCTCTTGAACTGGCCGACGTCGGCCGGGCTGAACATCTGCCGGCCGATGTTCGCCTCGCTCACGGTATCGCCGTCGAACGCCGTCACGCGCAGGCCGGGATGACCGAGAGCCGTCAATGCGTGATTGAGTCGCGCGAGGCCTGTCAGCATTTGAGAGCCGTTGCCGCCGCAGCCGACCAGCACGACATCGACGCGCCGATCGAGAAAGTGAGCGGGCGTAACATGCATCATGCGTGCTCCGGCACCTTGAAGATGGCTTCAGCCGGCACCTTCAGCGGGATCGTGATGCCGAGCACGCAGAGGCGGAACGCGACGCTCGGCGTGTTGCCGTCGCCGAGGCCGCCGATCACGCCGGAGATCTTCACTTCGCCGGCATCGTCTGCGTCATCGGTTCCGCTGAAGAAGGCCGGCCCTGCGCCGTGGCTATGCAGGTCGATCGCGAGCGACTGGTGGGGCGGCAATTCCGGGCGCTCGAAAGCAATGGCGCCGGGCGACGACGTCGTAACGTGCAGCGCCTTGTATTCGAGCTTTTGCGCCTCGGCATCCCACACGATCCATGCTGCATGCTCGTTCGGCATGGCTGCGCGCGCTTCTTCGGCAAAGCCCTGGATGAGCGGAATCGCCACGCTGAGCCGGCCGAACGTGAGTTCGATCTTCGGCATGATCAGGCCGTACGGCGGCCGCGGCGAAGCATCCGGGAGTTTCGTCAGCAGCTGAATCACATGCAGCCACGGGCGGCGCACTTCGACGAAAATGCCTTCGGCGGTCGCGAGGAACCGATGGCCGACCTCCTGCAGCGGGACGAATTTCGCATGCTTCGGAACGGCGACGATCGGGGCGCTATCGAACAGAGCGACGTCCAGCGGGAGGTTTTCGTCGTCGTCGGCAGCAGCGATCGCGCGCGGTTGAGCGCGGCGGATCTCGTCGGCGACTCCAGCGGAGAATCGCTCGAGCGCGGAAGCGATGCCCTGCAGGCCCTCTTTGGTTGCGTCCTGAAATTCAGCGAGCAGCTTTTCCATTTTCAATCCTTGTCGGAAGTAGTGCCGATCGCTTCCGCGAGTGTTTTCTTCGCGTCGATCAGGCGGTCAAGTGGGAATTCGGCACCATCGAGTAAATCGAGCCACAGGCGCTCGGCGCCGCCGCGCCTGTGGATAAGTTGCTTGTTGTTCGGGTGGGTAAAGCGGCTACGAAAGAACGCGTCTTCGAACGGCTTGATGCTGTCCATGTCGATCTGCTCGGGAGTCGACACGTTGCCGACGCAGATGCCACCGTCTTCCCAGACGTTGTAGTACGGTGCCGTGTACAGCCGCGTATCCGGGCTCGGTCGTGCGTTCTCGCGCAGCGCGAATACCGACCAGTCGTTACGATCGACGATGAACACCAATGGCGGGTGATTGGCATCGCCGGCGCGTTCGCCGATCTTGTCCTTCGTCTGAAACCACACCTGACGCCTGCAGGCGGGTACCCACCACGCAAGCTTGTTCGGGCCGAGGTAGATCACACGGTCATGCACGAAGCCGCGGTAACTGGTCTTGCGTGCAGCGATTTCGGCGATGTCGGCCAGCTGCTCGAGCGTGACCGGCGTGCCGGCCAGAAGCATCGGCTTTCCGTCGACGATGCGCGCGGGATGGCGCGTGGCGTAGATATGCGAGCTGGTTCGCGACTTGTAGAAGAGAAACCCGGAATCAAGCTCGAGCTCGTCGTCGCCTTCTTGGCTGATCGTGACGGTTTTCATACGCGCACCATGATTCGGGATAGTTGGCGTTCCCGGGCCTCGAACAGCGCGAGAACCCGCTCGACGGCTTTCGCGAGAAGCGCGGTCGACTCCATCTTCTTCAACCAGTTTGCGAACTCGTCCCCGACGATCTTCAGCGGCGTGACGGATCCGGCGGTGACATAGTCGCCATCCGCCGCTTGGTGTAGAAAATCGTCGACTACGCGCGTTATCTCGTCGTCGTCACTCCACCGAACCAGAAGCGCAAAGTCGATGGGGTCGGCACCAATGTCCTCGCTGCGGAGATCGGCAAACGGGCCGTAGAAACGAACGATGTTCCAGAGCGAATCCATTGCGTCGACGACCTCTTGCGCGTAATCGTCGCGCTTCGCGGCGATCTGAACCTGTCGACGTGACAGCACCCGTCTGGGGAGCGCAACCCACTCGGGCATCACGTCGAAGAATTGAGAGCGCGTGAAGACGTCGGTTACCGATTTGAGTTCATCCACCGACTTGACGTCGTAGCAGGCCATCATTTCCTCGAGCGCCAGCGATTCATCGGCCTCGCCGTACCAATACAACCACTCGGCCATCCCCAAGGCATAGCCCGGGGTGATGGATGCGGGCAACATGCGAAACGCATCGTAGAGCGCGGCGAGGACCGTTTGGCCGAGCCCGGCGCGGACATTTTCGAGAGCCTGTATTCCGTCGCGAATGTAGACGTGGCGGCACGATACGGGGCCGTCCGTCGTGCGGATCGAAGCCCACAAGCTATCGGGCGTTTCGGGATAGTGGTAGAAGGAGCCGTCGGGCTTCGGATCGACGTGAAGCTGCCAGTCGAAATACCGCATGCCGTCGGTGATGTGCGTCCACCGGCGAGAAAGCGCGCGCGACGCGAGCTCCAGCTCACTCTTCGGCCGCTTCTCCAGATCCGCCTCGGTGATGACGTGCGTATCGAGCAGCGAGAGCGTCAATTCGCGCGCGAAGGTGCGCCCGACACCGATCGTGTAGCTGGCTGGCACGCCGTCGAGCGCGGGAATGGCAAGCGGCGCGAAACTCACGGCAACACCGGCATGTGAACGATCGGCGGCGTCAAGCGCGTGCCATTGGCCGGCGACGTTGCCGCGGCCATGAAGCGCCGCATCGGATCGACTGACGCGTCGGCCGGCGAGAGCAGGTGCTCGGCACCCTTGCGCAGCGTGCCGCCGACCAACTCGGCGCGCAGCTGCTCGAGCGTCATAGCCGCGCCCTTCGTGCCGACGGCGCGGCGGAACGTATACACGTTGCGGTTGCCAATGACTTCCGGCCCCTCGATTTCTGCGTTCACGATCTCGGGATAAGTGTTGCCGTAGAAGTCGCGAACCTGATGGAGGCTGAAGGCCGGCGACGGGTCGGTGAGACGCGCGCCGTTGTAGCGGAATTCGCGAATGAGCGTTTCGGTTTGCATGTCGTTTCCTTAGAGCAGGTCGAGGCCTTCGTCACCGGCGGCTGCAGCAGTGTCCTCGGACGTCGCGGCGGCCGGCGGCGCATCACTGTCGGCCGTTTGCGCTGCTGCGGCTTCGTTGGCGGCGGATTCCAGAAGTGAGGTTTGGCGCGGGTCGACTTCGGGATCACCTTCGTCGGTGGCACCCGCGTTCGCCGCCTGGCTATCGCCGCCGCTCGGCGCCGGGGCCGTCTGCGTCTTCGGTTTCCGGCCGGGCTTTCCTTTGGCCGGAGCCGGGAGAGCTCGGGGCGCGTCGGTATCAGCATTCGCCGCGCTGGCGGCGCGGGCCTGTTCGAGCACGGATTGCGAGCCGGGCGCGTAGATCTGCACCGCCTCCGCGAAGTCGCGATCGAGTTCTTCGGGTGACGCGAGGAGCGACAGCGGGTAGAGCGTCTGTTCGGCCTTTTCGTCTTTCGACTTCGGCATGACGTTGACGCGCAGTTGGTCGCCCTCGGCAACGATCAGGATCGTCAGCGAGGCGTTTTGCGCGAGCGGATAGAGCGACGTGAAAAGTGACATGGTGTCCTCGGTGTAGGAGGTTGAGATCAGGCGGCAACAGGGTCGTAGTTGCGGTCAGCAAAATCCGGATCGCCGGGATAGCGCTCCGATCCGTCGCTGCGCAACCAGCAAAAGAGGGAGCCACGGCGGTGGGGGAACCAGTAGCCGGAGCAGTCGCAGCGCGTTTTCCGGGTGTCTCGCCGATTCATCCAGCGATCGACGCGGTAAAGCCGCTTCCCGCAGACTCGACATCGCGGTGGTCGAACGTATTGAGACAGCAGGCGAGGGAGGCAGCGACGAGCTTGGCAGTGGAGGCAACGAACATGGCAGCGGGGCATTTTTCTCCGCTCTAGTCGAAGTCATTGGCCGCTCGAGACTTCGCGTCGCAATACGCGGTAGGCTCGGCTGCCGTTTCTCGGGCAGCGCGCGCTTCGGCGCCGAGAGCGAGGCAACGGCGGATCAGCGGGTTCGTGATCGCGTCGACGGCCGATCCTGGAACGCGCTGAAGACGGAATTCGCGCGCGATCATGGCGTCGGTGACGGGAAGCGGGCCGGGCATGATCAGCACGCCTCGTCTGTCGGATCGAAGTCGTCGTCGCCGTTCGCGGCGTCGCACCAGCCCGCGTCCCAGTCGTGCCAATCACACGAAAGCGTCGGATACGGGTTATGGATATGCTCGACGTCGGCTTCGAAATCAGCTCGGCCGCGCAGGTACGCCGGAGTGCGCTCCATGTCAGGCACCCCTCTGCATTTCAACGCGCACGCGCTCGGTGTCGGCTTCATCCCACTGCTGCGCGAGCGCGAGCACCAGGACGACGACGAGCAGGGCGGCGAACGACTTCGCCCAGAAGATGAGGAGCGCCTTCATGACCAGAGCCCCATGAGGCGCTCGACGGGAGGCGCAATCGCGCCGGCCAGCAGATAGAACGCCGCCAGCGCCACGAAAGGCGTCCAATCGCGTTTTTTGCTGAATACAGACGATTGTTTGTATTTCCGAAATACAAGCTGGAGGCTGTTCATATTGTTCTCCGCAGAAGGTCAGTGCCGGTGGTGCTCGTCGTCGTTCATGCGCTTGACGCCGCGAAGGATCGCGATACCCAGCACTACGGCGACGGCAACCACGCCGATCAGAAACTTTTCCATTTGAGGATTCCTAATTAAGTGTCAAAACATCGAGAACCCGACATCTGAGACCGCGCTCAAAGAAGGGCACTGAAGGTCAATGCCCTTCGATCAGCGCAGTCGAAACCCTCAAGGGCGCGCACTCGGCGTGGTGCGTGCACAGCGTCGGTTGGTGGATGCGGGAGATCCGCGACCGAATGCGCGCTCTTGAGAGATTGGTGGGCGGCTCCTTGCGATAATGGACATGCCGGACTGAGAAACGGCTTCCATTGACTACGGTTACAAGGAACCACCCATGAACAACATTGATGCGGACGAACTGTATGGCCAGCTGCTCGCGCTAGTCGCGTTCAACATGGCATTGGTCGCGACATTGACAGACGAGCAATGCGCTCAACTGGAGGAGATCTTTCCCCAAAGCCTTAAGGCTGGACGACAATCCCACCTTGCAGATTGCAGTGACGTTGCCAAAGAAAACTTCGATCAGGCAGGTGCGGCGATGTTGGCGATGCTTCGCCGGGGGTAAGCGGCCCAGAATCGAGTAAATACCTCTTCAATTTCGCTGCGTTCCATTCGAGTCTCCTATGATCGATGGTCGATGCGCTCTCGGCGAAAACACATCGGTCATCGATGCTTTACTCGCGCGCCCGGCTACTCCCGGCCGTGCCGGCTCCGGGCCGCGCGAGGTTTGTGCCGATTACGACGCCATCGGCAGCATGTTGCTGGTTGTCTTGCGCCCGGCTTGTCGTCCAGGCTCACGACGCAGATCGCGCCGGCCGGTTGCTCCGCGTGTGCGGTCCCGGCTTATCTTCGATTTTTAGAGAGCGATCCGCCTGGGGCGGTAGCGCAGCGGTCGGTGCTGCGTTGAGATGGACTGTATGCTAGAAAAACTAGTAATGCAAGAGAAACTAGTGAAAAGTTTGTAACTACACCTCGCAGCACGGAGGGTGCGGGGCATCGGTCGAGATAAAATGCTGGCCGGCCGAGGATCGAGTCCGGTAACCGAGATAATCAAAACGGGGAGGGGTATGACCAACACTTCAATGAGGCGCCGAGTTGGCTTGCTGGGGGTAGTTTCCGGAATACTTTGCGCCGGATGTGCGACGCAACCTGATGCGCCGAAGAGCTTGGCGACGGACAGTCGAACCGAGAATGTGTTATTGCAGCCTGTCGGGGATGTCGATACGGCTTGTCACAGCTTGTCGTCGCGAGGAGTGCGGTGCGTATTTCCAAATGAGACCTGGACTCCTCAGGACGCGTCCAATGGCGGACTTCCCTTGATATTTTCCGATCTGCCGTGGTTCGATGCTTCTCGAGCTCCGCGCGTAGGTGGCTTATTACTGCTTTCGGAGAGGCGCAGTCCCGGCGGCAATCCCTACTACGTAGCTATGGCGCGGATTTACAAGTTTGATTTTTCAGGCGGGGGCGCTGCTATCCCCGATAGCTCCTATTACGACGAAGTGTGGAGCGCGGTAGGTGCGAGATTGCCGTATGCATCGGAACGCAGTGCGGAGACGGGGCGGTTCGTCGAGCGCCTAGACGATCAAATGGCTGCAGCAAAAAGGGAAGAGCTCAAAAAAGAGGCGGCTGCGGCGGCTGAGAAGAAGAGGCAGGCAGACGACGCAGCATACAAGGCATCCCCGGCTTACAAAAAGGCGCAGGCTGATAAGAGGGTCGCAAATTGCCGAAATCAGATCGCATTGGCTAGAGCAGCGATCGTGCGGGACGAGCGCGTGGCCCAGATCTCGGGTTACGAGAACAAACTGCTACGAGAAAGTGCGGCGCAGACGATAGTCAACTGCCAGGATACGATCGCGCGCGGCGGATATTGATTCATTCCGCGACGGCACTAGGAACGAAATTCCGCGCCAGTCGATGCTAATGGGCGCTCATTGTTGCGTTTATATAGCACAGACTGGCGCGCTGCTGACAGGTCTGGTACTGTACATGCATACAGTACTTTCGCCGGGGAGAGCAGTGCGATGGGACGAGAAAAACCAACCGATGCTGGACTTCGTTGCCGCGTTGGCGACTGGGCACGCATAGTTCATTCGACCGATCCATCGTTGATCGGCAAGGTCGTGCTTGTCGAGGAATGGCGGCAAGAGCACGGTAGATGGGGCGTGTGCTTGTTGTCCGGGCCAGTACAGGGGCGCGCGTTCGTCACTGGCAAACTCATCGTGACTTCGCGATTCGGATTTCGCGATTCGTCTCTTGAGCCGTTCCCGCGCGCGGCCGGTGACGATGGCGGCGTGAATTCTGTCAATCTCCGGCAGCAAGAGGCTCCTTGTCACCGATTTGATTCGCAAGAATTCTCAGAGCAGCCGCCACCGATTCAAACTGATACGACGGCAAACCTTTTGCGTCGGCCAAACGGACAAGATCAACTAGCGTTTGAGCAGCTGGGCTGAGCTTAGACTCACCGGCCATCTCGGCTCCCCGGTCACCGAATAAAAGATACTCGGGGGATGTCTCCAAGGCCTCTGCAGCCTTCTGGAGACGTTCGCGCTTCGGTGCCGTTCCGCCCACTTCCCTTTCCCACTGCTGAATCGTCTGCCATACGACGCCCACACGTTCGCCGAGGGCCTCCATAGAAAGGCCGAGGGCTTCACGTCGTTCTTTGATTCGTCGATGGATAGTCATATCGAGGATGCTATGCGCTAGTTTTTCCTGCGTCACCGCAGGAATTTCTAGCAACACTAGTTTTTCTGGTATAGACTCGTGCTTATGAACTCCACGTCTCTCGAACCTGGCAATCGCGATCTCGAAGCTGCCGTCGCGGCATTCCCTTCGATGACCGCGATGGCGCGCGAACTGGGCCTATCCGGCTACCAGGTTATTCAAGACTGGGTGCGCCGCGGGATCGTCCCCGCAGAGCATTGCCCCGAGATTGAAAAGAGAACCGGAATCCGCTGCGAAAAGCTCAATCCGAGGATCGACTGGGCATATCTGCGTTCTACGTCCGCGGACCTTGTCGAGGTGCCGAATCGCACCGACGCCTCCGACGACGTCCAACCCCCGGCCGGAACGCCGGATCGAAAGGAGGGTGACTGATATGCCCCGCCGCGTAGCGACGCTTTTTCCGGTCGAGCGAATCCAGCTCGCTTGCACCGTCATCACGCCTGACTGGGCGAACGACATCCATCGGGACATTGCAGGCGCGGTATCGGATTGGGCTGAACTTACCTTCCGGAGGGCGGTAGAGCTTCGAGCCATTTCTCGACTTGTGCGGCCGCGGCGTCGAAAGCTGTCAGGTAAGCCTCGGAAGGTTGCGACGAAAACAAGGCGTGGGTTGAGGTATCGCGCAGCCGGGAAGTGATCGTATGCAACACCGGTTCCCGATTCGGCATAGCGAGTAGCGCGTGCTTCAGAGAAATCGAAAGGGCGTCGTTTCGGGCGCGGAGCATGTCGATTTCGGCAGTCAGGTACTCGAAGTTCTGTTTGATTTGGTCGTCGGTCATGCGAACCCCGCTTAGTGGTGGTTGAAGAGGTGAGAGGCTTCGATTCTCGCATAGCGGTGGTTCGCATCCAGTTGTGATGTAAGCAGTCTAGAGAAAGTGGTATTCCGGGGCATTCCCGGATTTTTGAACGTCGGGGAACAACAATGAACGCAGTGGCACAACCTATTTCTTTCACCAGCTCGCGCACTACGCCGATCGTCGAGCGCTTGCTGCGCGAAGCGATGTCCGATCCGAAGGCAAAGGCCGCAGTTCTCGAAGCCACGGGCTGGGACGCGTCGATGCCGTCGAAGATCCTGAGCAACGGCGCCGGCATCACGCTCGAGCACCTCAACACCGTTTTCGGCGCACTCGGCCTGGTCGTCACGACCAAGGGCTACATGGACTACCTCGCGCAGGGCAACGTGATCGGCAGCAACTGCCGGTGCGCTCGCGAAGGGTTCGGAGAGTGCGGCGGCCGGTGATCTAGCGGCAGGAACCCCGTCACGAGCGCTTTCTACGGAGAGCGCTTCTGTCTGGGTTTCGTAGTCCTAATCGGCTTCGGCCGCAGGAGAGCCGCATGACTGACTTTTTCAGCGCCCGCACCGGGCATCGCGTCTCCGAGACGCAACAAGACAGCTTCCACGCCATGCCTGTGTCCGAACTCTCGGCCAAGCAGCAGATGGTGATGGACTGCTTCGATTCGCCCGAGACCTTGCTCACGCGCGAGGACATCTCGGCACGCACCAATCTCAAGCTCTCCAGTGTGTGCGGTCGTGCACGCGAACTGCTTGACGACGGCTGGCTGGCGAAGCGCGGTTCGCGCAAATGCACCGCGACGGGCAAGTCGCAAGAGCTGCTCGGCCTGCCGGTGGCGTGATATGGCGCTGGCCGAAGTAATCCAGCTGTCTGAACGTCCCCGGCCGTCCCAATCCGAAGAAAGGTACACCCGCGTGTCTCACGGCATCCTCGAAGCGCTCGCGCTGGCCGATCTGGGCAAGCGGCACTACAAGGTGCTGCTCGTCCTGATGCGCCAGACGTACGGCTACGACAAGGCCAGCGACGAGATCAGCTTGACGCAGTTCCACACCAAGACCGGGGTGCTGCCGCCGAACGTCTCGGGGGCGATCGACGAGCTGGTCGACATGCGCGTGGTGCTGCGGATGGCCGGAAAGTATGCGGCGAGCCTGGCGATCAACAAGGACGTTTCCCAGTGGGAGGGGAAGGCGAAGGTCGATCTGTCGAAGGTGGGGGGTTATCAAAACGATAACAGGGGGGTTATCGAAACGAACACAGGGGGTTATCAAAACGATAATGGAGGGGTTATCGATTCGATAACCACAAGAGACAACTCCAAGAGAAATAACCAAGAGACAACTCCAAGAGAAACCCTTTCGCGCTCGCTTCGCGAACGCTTTGAGATTTTCTGGGCGGCGTACTCGCGGAAGCGATCGAAGAAAGCAGCCGAAAAGGCGTTTGCCAAGCTCAACCCGGACGAGCAGCTCTTTAACGACCTGATGGCAGGTCTGGAGCGGGCCAAGACTTCGGAGCAGTGGAAAACCCCGCAGTTCATCCCGCACGCAGCCACATGGCTGAATGCGGGCGGCTGGATGGACGAATTCCAGACCGCGTACAGCGATGTCGAACTTGCCGTGATCCGCGCCTTCAATGAGGCGCTCGGGGAGCGAGTCGGCACCGTGGACACCGCGGTATTCGTCGAGGCCCGCGCCGGTGCTATTCGGGCATTCCTGACGCACCTGAAAGGCGACATGGAGGCGGCGGCGCGCTACTTCCCGGCCGTTCGGGACAAGGTCGATCTGCCGCCGCATGCCGGATTCGATTACCTGATCAGCCCGAAGGGATTCGGCGATACGACGGGGCGCATGCGGATCGCCAAAGCCGGGAGCGGCGCGGCAGCTGCGCCGCGTGACTGGCATACGACCGGCCCCGGCATTGACGCACGTGGTGCTGAGCTCGGCGTCGCAAAGCTGGAGGGGGAAAACGCCGTTTCGTATCGTCGTCGGGTTTTCAAGGCGGCCGGCCCGGGCGTGTGGCGCGATCAGGATCTCGCGGCCGAATCGAAGTATGGCGGCGAGGTGTACGAGCGCCTCTGGCGTTTCTACAACGACGAGCCGAGCCAGAAATGACGCCGAAGGAATGCCTCGATCGGTTCATGGCCGCAGTGCGCGATGCGCGCGCAGGCCGAAATGGAAAGGCGCACGCGCTCATCGCCGCGGTGCGTGAGCGCAACGGGAGCGCTGCGGCTGAGATCGCGCGGCGCGAGCTGCGGAATTACGTCGATAGCGGGAAGAAGGCATGACGAAGCGAACAACTTGGCCGATGCGGATCGACGCTGACGCTCAAACCGTAGGGACGGCTCGGGTGCGGGACAGCTGGGCCGTGGGCCGCGGCTCGGCCTCGCGGCAGCTGATGCGGCAGACCGGCGTACAGCCGCCGTCGGAATTCGACGACATCGCAGACGGCATCGGTGCGCCCGCGATCGCCACGAGCATCGCCCGCTCGGCGGACGTCGCGGCGCAGATCGGCGCGCCGGCGCCGCTGTCGAAGGCGATCGCCAGCCTGACGAAACCGGCCTCGGCGCCGAAATACCGCAATCGAAAGTGCGAGCACGACGGCATCCGGTTCGACAGCGAGAAAGAGCGCGCGAGGTATTTCGAACTCGTCCGAATGCAGGCGGCCGGCTTGATCCGGGATTTGCGGCTGCAGGTGCCGTACCTGCTGACTGAGCGCCTGCAGCGGGACGACGGCACGTGGGAGCGGGCGTCGAAATACCTGGCGGACTTCGTCTACTACGAATGCGCGACGGGGAAACAGGTGGTCGAGGACGTGAAGTCGCCGATCACGCGGAAAAACGCAGCGTACATCCAGAAGCGAAAAACCATGCTCGCGGTGCATGGGATCACGATCAAGGAGGTGTGATGGAAGGCAAGCGCCCGTGGCGGAAATGGACCGAGCAGGAAAATGTGGATCTCGCCCGCGTCTGGAAGGCTGGCGGCCCGATGAAGCAATACCTGGATTTGTTCAATGGACGCAGCGTTGATGCCGTATTGACGCACGGTTTGCAGATTGGCCTCGGCGACCGTCCGAACAAGAACGCCCAGGTCGCACACCCGAATGCATCGGCCATCCTGCGCGCGCTCGCACAGGGACCGATGGAGGGGCTCGAACTGTCGGCGAAAACTGGTATCTCGCGGCGCACCGTGATGAAGCACCTGAAGGCATTGCACGCAGCCGGCCAGATTCATATCGCGCGGTGGGAGCGGTTTTGCGCAAGTGGTTACCCGGCACGCGTCTATGCCCTCGGCAAGCGCAAGGATGCGCCGCGGCCGGCCGCGCGCACGCCGGGGCAGAAGTTCCGCGACCGGATGGCGGACCTGCGAACCAACCGACCGGACGAATACATGCGCGTCATGGCGCGGCGGCGCGCGAATGCCGCGAAGCGGGCCGGCACTGCGCAGCGCGACATCGCGGCGCGGGCGCTGTTCGGGACGGCGCCGGCATGAAGCGTTCCGGATTCGGCCCGCGCAAGACCCCAATGTCGCGGGGTTCGTGGTCCCGTAAAAGCTCACCGCTGCCCGAACAGTCGCCGCGCAAGATGGCGATGAAGCGGCGCGCGAAGCGGCCGACCGTCGCCGAAGGTTCGAAATACCTCGACGCCTGTCGCGGCGAGCCGTGCTATCTGCGCATGCGCGGTTGCCTCGGCGGCGGAGAAACGGTCGTTCCCTGCCACTCGAACCAGGCGAAACATGGCAAGGGCATGGGCATCAAGGCGCGCCACGAATTCACGGTGCCCGGCTGCTCGAATTGCCACGCACTGATTGACCAAGGGCCCGGTCTGCGAGAGCACAAATTCGCAGCATGGGACGTCGCTTACGAGGCTTGGGTGCCGGTGCGGGCCCGAAAGATGGGAGAGGCAAATTGCCAGTGAGATTGTGGGTTGAGATTCCGGACGGCACATACAGCGCACCGAGACGTCGCGGCGCTGGCGGAACGATCTTCTACGAGCGTACGCGCGAGATCGACGCGACCGTTTTCCGGATCGCTCGCATCGCGACCGTCAAGCGCCAGTTGATTACGGCCGTCGAGGTAGATGCGTTCATTCCGGAAATGCACCGCGGTCGTATGCCGAAGGTTGATCCGCGATGGGTGGCGCCTGGCGTGTTCCGAACGAAGGCATACGTCTATCGTAACCAGAAATCGCGCGAGCTCGCGCAATTCATGGACAGCGGTGAGCTTGTGCGGAATTTGGAGGATCAGGAATGACGCCGGCGAAATATCAAGCTGCTCTGAGCGGGCTGTCCGCCATCGCGAAAAAGGTCCTCGAGATGGTGCCGATTCAGGAAGCGTGGTCGCGTTCGGAAATCGCCGGCCACCTCTTGCGCGTAACGAAGAGCTCGCCGGACGCCGCGGTAATCGACGGGTGCCTTGGCCGGCTGAAGGATTCAGGGCTGATTCGCGAGCCGAGCCGCGGCCGTTATCAACGCATCGAGGTCAGGGAAAGGGAGGTATTGAAAGTGCCGGATCAGAAAGCTGAAAAAACTGCCGACGTACACGCCGATCAATCGATTCCGCCGATCGAGATTCTTTCGAAGCTGGCCGAGCGCGCACGGACGGTCGCTACAGAGCTCGTGATGCTCGCATCGGACATCGAGACGGCCGCGCTCACGATCGAGCAGGGCAACGCCGAAAACGTGGCCAACCTCGAAAAGCTGCGCCAATTCCAATCCCTCCTGAAGAGCCTGGCATGAGCGAAATCGCATGCATTGAGCTGTCGTCGGTGCCGGCGCCGTTGGTTTCCGGCGCGGCGCGGCGCGTCGACGGCAAGTCGGGTGATCGCGTCATTGCGTTCAATGGATGCCCGGTGGTCGGCCGCGAGGTCGACGGCGGAGAAATCGAATTTTCGTTTCCGCGCACGGTCGAGATCCGCGAATCGCTCATCGACTGGATGCTGTATTGGGGCATCCCTTTCCGGGTGATGCCGTGATGAGCGCGACACGACATCCCAAGGGAGGCCCAGTGGCGCGTCTCGCCGGCCTCTGGGCGAACGAGCCGGAATTCCTCGACTGGATGCGGTCGATCGGGAAGCCAGCCCTCACGCCGGCCGACGCTGCGGAATTTATCCGGCGACGTTGCGGCGTCGAGAGTCGGGCGTTTCTGGATCACGACCGCGCCGCGAAATCCCGATTCGACGAATACATACGCGAGCCGTATTCCAAGCACCGAGCCGCAGCGGGTCTGCGGTGAAAATCAAATTCGACGACAGGATGACCATGACGCCCGATCAGAGCCAACAAATCGAAGAACTCTTGCTGACCTGGTATCGGTGGCAGATCCGGCAATCGGACGCCGAGCGTCGTGCCCATTGGTACCGGGCGGACGATCGGACATGCCGGGAATACGAAACACCGATGAATGAGGTCGAGATCGACGAACGGGCCGAAGGCTGGGTCGATGACCAGATCGCCGAGCAGGTTCAGCTCTGCATTGACCTGTTGCCCGTTGAGCAGCGCGCGGCTATTTCTGTCAGCTTGCGCAACAAGGAATGCGGATGCGCCGTCTGGCGCAATGCGCGCGCCGGCGATCAGCATGCAAGTTATCAGGCCGGGAAGGCGGCGCTGCTGCCGATGCTGGTCGCGAAGCACCTGATCAAGATCGGGGAGGCGGCGTGAAGGTTTGCGAACTTTCGGGCATGGCGCTCGACTATTGGACGTGCCGCGCGTTGCTCGCTCGATTCGAAGGACAGCAGCTGACGCGCGAAGTAATAGAGCAAGTGAAACGCGAGATATGCACATATCCATTTCGTCCGTCGACCGACTGGGCGGCAGGCGGTCCGATCATCGAGAGCACGCCGTTTGGCATATTCGAAAGGGTCGACGGCGGTTGGGCAGCAGGTATCTATCAGCCGCAGGCGGGGATGAGAGATCTGTGCACCGCCTATCATACCGGCGAGACTCTGTTGATCGCTGCGATGCGCGCCTACGTAGCCTCCAAGTTCGGAGGCGAGGTGCCGGATGCACCGACTTGATCCGATGTGATGCGATTAATACTTGCGCATCTGTTTTTATGTGCGTATATTTCAGTCCCGGGAAGATGCGTCTTCCGAAAGCCCGCCAACCGAAAGGTTCGCGGGCTTTTTTGTTTGTCAGGTGAGAGCGTGTGGGAAGCGCGGAAACGCGCTGTTCGCCCCGCCGGCGACAGGCCGTGCGGGGCTTTTCTATTTTGGCGGTGCGCGATGCTCACACTCTCGGTGAAATCGGATATTCGCGCACTATCGAAGAAGCTCGACGCGCTCGCGCGCAAGCAGTTGCCGTTCGCGACTGCCCAGGCGATCAACGCGACTGCCGAGAAGGTGCGCGACGCCGAGCGCGAGAACATGAGCAAGGTGCTCGACAACCCGACGCCTTTCACGCTGAACTCGGTCGCGATCAAGCGCGCGACGAAATCGAATCCCGTCGCGCTCGTATACGTGAAGCCGATCGCGGTGCAGTATCTGCTGCCCTACGAGGTAGGCGGCAAGAACAAGCTGAACAGCCGCGCGCTGATCAAGCCGGTGGCGCAGAAGGTCAACCAGTACGGGAACCTGCCGCGCTCGACGATGGCTCGACTGAAGGGAAAGCCGAACGTATTCATCGGCAAGGTGCAGACCAAAGCCGGTGTCGTCGATGGCGTGTGGCAGCGCACGAAGAAGGCGCGCGGCAAAGCGGCCGGCCTGAAGCTGCTGATGAAGTTCGAGGACGCGCACGACGTGCGTCAGCACCTCGATTACCGCGGCGTCGGCAAGCGTGTCGTCTCGGCCGTGTTCCGCCGCGAGCTCGACGACGCGATGGCGAAGGCGCTCGCGTCCGCGCGATGAGGCGAACGGGTCCCCTCAGGAGGGGGGGGGAGGGTCACGGGCAATTGCGCACCGCGATATTTCACCAGCCACAGGTTCTGAAAAGTGTCCGCACCCCACGTTACACAGCGCGAGTTCGCGAAGCTCGCCGGCTGCGATGAGAAGCAGGTTCGTCGCGCTATCGCATCCGGCAAACTCAAGCCAGACGCGGACGGCAGGCTAGATCCTGCTCTCGTTTCGTCTGGTTGGCGCAGGCCTATCAGATCGAGCAAGGCGGTTGCGGACAGTGCGGACACTTCGAAGGTGTCCGCAAAAACTGTCCGCACGGAAAGTGTCCGCGCCCCGGTTGTCGACGAGAACGACTCTCCGACCGAGGCCGCCGCCAAACTCGTGATGGCGATGGGTGCCACGAACGACCTGGCCGAAGCCATTCGGATCAAGGAAAACTTCAACGCCCTGCTCAAGCAGCTCGAATACGAACAGAAGTCAGGATCGCTTGTCGACCTGTCCGTTGCGCGGACGGTGCTCTTCGATTGCGCGCGCGCCGCGCGGGACTCCTGGATGAACTGGCCGATGCGCGTCGGCCCAAAAATTGCCGCCGATCTTGGGCTGGAGGCTGACCGAGTAACCGAGGTTTTGATTGAGCATGTCCACAGACAAATCGCTGACCTCGGCGAACCGGATGCTCACTTCGACGGATCGCAAAGCTGAAGGACTTGCGCGCGACTATCGCCGCGGCTGGACGCCGCCGCCGCGCATTAGCATTCCCGAATGGGCGGATCGCTATCGCAAGCTCGCTAAGGAGGCCGGTAGTACGTCGGGGAACTGGCGTACCTCAACGGTGGAAGCTGCGCGCGGCCCGATGTTGGCCGTCACGGAGCCGGGCATCCATGTGATCACTGTAATGGTGAGCACGCAGATGCTGAAGACGGCATTGCTGGAAAACATTTTCGGATACTTCGCCCATCTGGATGCGTGCCCGATCCTGCTGATCCAGCCCAAGGACGAGGCGGCCGAGCAGTTCTCGAAGGAACGGATTGCCCCGCTGATCCGCAGCACACCGGTGTTGCGCGAGATCATGGGCGCGAGCAAATCGCGGAACAGCGATGACACGCTTGGCTACAAGGCGTTCCCGGGTGGGTTTCTCGCGCTGGTGAGCGCGGGCAGCCCGGATAACCTGGCGCGCCGGCCGATCCGCGTCATTCTGGCGGATGAGATCGACAAATACCCGCCGTTGAAAGAGGGTGATTCGATCTTCATTGCGGAAGAGCGAACCGCGTCCTTCGGGGTGAACTGGCTGTCGGTGCGCGCCTGTTCGCCGACGTATTCCGGCGAGAGCCGGATTGAGAAGAGTTACAACGATTCCGATCAGCGCCGTGCCTCGGTGGCCTGCCCGCATTGCGGGCATCGACAGTTTCTCGATTTCTTCAAGCATGTCCATTGGGACAAGGAGAAGGACGCGCAGGGCAATACGCTGTCGCACAGAACGAAGACGGCACGAATCGTCTGTGAAGGTTGCGGAGCGGCATGGTCAGAGGGGGAGCGTCTTCGCGCGCTCGATACTGTTCGCTGGCACCAAACGCGGCCGTTCGAGTGCTGCGGTCGTCGCCATGCTCCGCTGACAGATTACGACATCGCTTGGCAGGATCGGGATGAGGGGGCGATCGAAAGGGTTTGGCGCTGGTCTGAGAGCGATCGTCATGCGGTCTATTACGCTCACTGCCCTACGTGTGGAGCGCGCGGCGTAGAGGGTGAACACGCCGGATTTCAGGCTTCGAAGCTGTATAGCCCTTGGAGCAAGGATAAGCCCTCAGACATCGCAGGAAAGTGGGTTGCCGCGCAGGGTGACGAAGAGCAGTTGCAGGCGTGGTGGAACACACAAATGGGGCTCCCATACCGTCGACACGTCGGGAAAGGGACGACGCCTGACGCATTGCTGGCGCGTTGCGAGGTGTGGCCGTCTGAGGTGCCAAATGGCGTCGCGGCAATTACGGTCGGCGTCGACATTCAGCCGGATCGAGGCGAGTTGGAGACGGTCGGATGGGGGCGCAACGAAGAGTCTTGGTCTATCGATCATCACGTGATCGAAGGCGATCCGGAAACCCCGGTGTTCTGGGAACAGGTAGACGCATACCTGAAGCGTACCTGGTACCGGTCCGACGGCATGCCTTTCGAGGTGATGGCCGCTTGTATTGACTCCGGCGGTCACAACACGCAGAAGGTGTACGAGTTCGCGAAGGCGCGCCTCGGTCGCAGAATCTGGGCGATCAAGGGTGCTTCGGAGCGCTCTGGCGCGCGATCGCCGGTATGGCCCACGAAGCGCCCGAGCAGCCGGAACAAGCAGAGCTTCAGGCCCGTGATCATCGGCACGAACGCCGCCAAGGACGTAATTTACGCGCGGCTCCGCTACGAAGAGCCTGGGCCGGGGTACATGCACTTTCCGGCTGATCGAGACATCGGGTATTTCGCGCAGCTCACAGCGGAGGTGTCTACCCTGAAAACATCAGGTGGCCATCGCTACCGGGTATGGGAACTGCCGAACGGGAAGCGTAACGAGGCACTCGATTGTCGCGTCTATGCGTACGCCGCCTTGTGCGGTCTTTCGCACTTCGGATTGCAGTTGAACCGGCGTGCTGACGAGGTCGGCGCAGCGTTCACGGCGAAGCCCTACATCGAGCCGAAGCCGTTTGCCGGCGCGGACGGCCGTGAGCAGGGCGAGACGGTCGAGCAGCCGGCACCGCCGCCAGTTGTAGCGGTGGCGCGCGGGCCGATGGTGAAGAAGGTAGGCGCGTCGAGCGGCAGCGGTAAATCGCGCGCGAGCCGCCTCGCATAACGGAGTGGTGATGGGTGCATACGATGGACGCAGCAGGGCTGACCTGCAGGCGCAGCTGACCGCGCTGCTGAAGGCCTACGACGAGTTGGCCGCGGGCCAGTCGGTCGCGAGCGCCAGCTACTCGCAGAGCGACGGCTCGCGCTCGGTTACGTTCCGTCAAACAGATCTCGGTCTTCTCGATGGGCTGATCTCGAAACTTCAAGAGCAGCTCGGCATCGTGCGCCGCGCACGCAGGCAAATTCGATTCGTGTATCGCTAATGGACAATCCCGTGCAAATTCTCGGCGTGGACGGCAAGCCGTTGCCCCCGCGTCAGGGGCGTGCGTCGATGCTGTCCGGAGCGAGCCAGACCCCCTACGACGCTGCGAACCTGTACGGTGCGCACGTCGAGGACTGGAATCCGTACCTGTGGTCTCCCGATGGGGAGATCAACATGTACCACGACCGGATCACTGCCCGCGCGCGCGATCTGGTCCGTAACGACGGATGGGCAACTGCCGCAGTGATGCGGACGCTCGACAACGTCATCGGCCCGGATTTCCGGCCGATCTCGAAACCGGACCACGTTGCGCTGCGTGCGCTGACCGGCAACAAGGCATTCGATCACGTCTGGGCCGATGAATTCGGACAGCAGGTCGAGGCGAACTATCGCGCATGGGCGCACGATCCCGGCTTCTACTGCGACGCAGAACGGATGCTGCCGATACCCGGCCTGTTCCAGGTTGCGTTCCGACACAAGATCGTCGACGGCGATGGCCTGGGCCAACTGCACTACCTCCCGCAGCGCGTTGACGTCGGCCGTGCACGTTACGCGACTGCGCTACAGGTGCTCGATCCCGATCGCCTATCGAACCCGCAACTGCAGTTCGACCAACAGGCGCTCCGCGGTGGCGTAGAGGTTGACGAATTCGGCGCGCCGACCTGGTATCACATTCGTGAGGCGCACCAGGGCGACTGGTTCAGCGCTGCAAAGTCCGTTCGCTGGAAGCGGATTCCGCGCGAGACAGACTGGGGGCGACAGATCATCGTCCATTCGTACGAGCATGATCGGGCATCGCAGCACCGAGGCGTCGGGTTCCTGACTCCCGTGCTGCAGCGCTTCAAGATGCTCATCAAGTACGACGAGACGGAGCTCGACGCGGCGATCATCAATGCGTTTTTCGCGGCATATATCCAGAGCCCGTTCGACGGCGACCTGGTCGAGGAAGCGCTCCAAAGCCCTGACCGCCTGAACAAGTATCAGGAGGAACGCGCAGCGTTTCACGAGGAGCGCAAAACCCGGCTGGGCAACGTCGGGATGACGCACCTCTTCCCGGGCGAAACGATCGGCTCGGTGATGGCGAACCGTCCGAGCGCGAACTACGCGGCGTTCAACAGCGCATTCCTGCGCAGCTTTTCGGCATCGACCGGTCTGGCCGCGCAGCAGATCAGCCAGAACTGGGCCGAGGTCAACTACAGCGCATATCGCTCGGCGATGCTGGAGGCGTGGAAGACGTTTCACCGGCGGCGCCTCGGTTTCGCCGCGACATATACGCAGCCGATCTATACGGGTTGGCTCGAGGAATCGATGGAAGTCGACGATTACCCGATGCCGCTCGGCGACGTGCCCGACTTCATCGAAGCACGCGCTGCATATTCGCGAGCAAAGTGGCTCGGTCCCGGCCGTGGTTTGGTCGACATCGTAAAGGAGCGGCAGGGCGCAGCGATGGGTGTCGCGGGTGGATTTTCGTCGCTCGAAGACGAGTGTGCTGAGACGGGCGGTACCGACTGGCGCGAAGTCGCGCAGCGGCGCGCCGTCGAAGATGCCTATTACCGCAATCTCGGCCTGCGGCCGCCGGCGACGCTGGTAGGCGACAGCGTCAAGGAAGCGAGCGCAATTCCGGAGGAAGTCTGATGAAGTTCGCGCACATGGCGCAGCGGCTGTTCAACGTGCCGCTCGCGATTCGCCGCGAGAAGGCCGAGGTGATCATGGCCGCGCTGATGGATAGGCTCGGCGTGTCGCAGATCGCGCGGCTTGAAGGCGGTCGCGTGAAGCCGATGGCGATGGAGGACTGGGACGACGGCTATGACAGCTTTTCGCGTGAGGGTCGCGTTCCGGATCCCGGCTACGACATGATCGCCGACACTGGCGTGGCGCTGATCGCGGTACAGGGCACGCTCGTGCAGAAGCTCGGCACGTTGCGGCCGTGGTCAGGAATGACGGGCTACGACGGTTTGCGCGAGGCGATCCTGCGCGCGCATTCCGACCCGAAGGTCAAGGCGATCGTGCTCGACGTGGATTCGCCCGGTGGCGAGGTGGCTGGATGTTTCGACCTGGTCGACACGATCTATGCGCAGCGCGGCAACAAGCCGATGTGGTCGATCCTGACCGAGTCGGCGTATTCGGCCGGATACGCGATCGCCAGCGCGGCCGATCGCGTAATCGTGCCGCGCACCGGCGGCGTCGGCTCGATCGGCGTGATTGTGATGCACGTCGACTGGTCGAAGGCGCTGACGAATGCCGGTATGGCCGTGACGTTCATCACCTACGGCGAGCGCAAGGCGGATTTCCATCCGGAGATCCCGCTCTCGAAAGAGGCCTACCAGGCAGCGCAGGCCGACATCAACACGATGGGCGAGCTGTTCGTCTCGACGGTTGCGCGTAACCGCGGCCTGTCGGCGGACGTCGTCCGAAAGACGGAGGCCGCCTGCTACATGGGCGATGCCGGCGTGAGCATCGGATTGGCCGATGCCGTGATGGCGCCCGATGAGGCGCTGCTCGCCCTGCTCGCAGAGCTTGGCTGACAACCATTGAAAGGAAAGATATGAAATCGAAAATCTTGGCTCCGTTCGCCAGCTTTCTGAGCAATGCTCCGCGTGCGGCCGGCGCTCGAATCGAAGACGGTGGCGGTGACGACGACGAGCGCAAGCAGCGCGATGGAGAGTCCGACGAGGATTACGCGAAGCGCATGGAAGAGCTCGACGAGAAGGAACGTGCCGAGCAGGAAGAGAAGGAAAAGGAAGATGCTGCGCGCCGCGCCGAAGAAGAGCGCGAACGCGAAGAAGCCGAACGGCGTGCTGCGGCCGAAGGCGACGACGATTCCGAAGACGACGATGGCGACGATGCAACGGCCAGTGCAGCGCGCCAACGTGAGCGTGTACGGTGCGCCCGCATCATGGCGCACGGCATCAAACTCGGCCGCGCGCGCCAAGCTGGCGTGTTCGCGTTCGACACGAAGATGTCCTCGCGCGCGGCGATCGCCGCACTCAACGCCGGCGCCGAAGACGCACCGACGCAGCCGCGTCGCGCATCCAGCCTGTCGAGCCGCATGGCGTCGACCGCCATCCCGACGGCGGGTGCAGGTGGCGCGACGCCGAAAGCCCCGTCCCTGGCCGAGCAAATCGTCCAGGCGGGAAAGATTCGTCGCGGCGAAGCTTGATCGGCCGTTCAATCTGACACGAGTAAGGAGAAGTCATGACGCTTCCCGTCAACACGATCGGCGACAACCCGCAGCAGCCGGGTATCTGGGCCGAAACCTACGTTCCCGATCAGCTTATCGCGGGCGCGCTACAAATTGTCTCGCAGCCGATCATCCTGGCTTCCGGCACGCTGCCGCGCGGCTCGGTGCTCGGCATGGTGAGCTCGCTGAACGCGATCGCCGAGTCGGGCGCCTCGAACACCGGCAACGGCACAATCGGGAGCGTGAGCGCAAACGGCGCGCTGGCCGGCGCCTACGTGCTCACGGCCACCGCAGCAACGACGTTCTCTGTGACCGACCCGGAGGGCAATGCACTGCCGCCGGCTACGGTCGGGACCGCGTATTCGCAATCCGGTATTGGCTTCACGCTGACGGCCGGCGCGACGGCCTTCGCGGCTGGCGACACGTTCACGATCGAGATCGAGGACGCGGTCGGCACCTACAAGCTTTCGGTGAAGACGGCGTCGGATGGCAGCCAGATCCCGTCGGCCATTCTGGCCGACTACGCCGACGCGAGCGCTGGGCCCGTGACGGCCGGCGCGTACGTCGCCGCCGAAGTCAACGCGCGTGCGCTGAATTTCGATCCGTCGTGGGACATTCCCTCGCTGCGAGCGGCGCTGCGGCAGTTCACGATTTTCGTCAAGTCCTCGGTCTCCGCTGCCGACCCGACTTAAACCCGACTCCGCTTCGAGAAACCCCGCTTCGGCGGGGTTTTTTGTTTTCAGCGGGGAAATTCGTATCAAGGAGATTGAGGGATGACCACGCCCCAAGGATCGTTGGTGTACGACACCAACACGCTGATTCAGGTTGTTCCGAACCTGAAGCTGGCGCAGCAATTCATGCTCGACAAGTTCTTCCCGAACGTCGTCATGTCTGACTCGGAAAAGGTGTCGATCGACGTCGACGTTGGCCTGCGCCGGATGGCGCCTTTCGTTTCGCCGCTGGTCGAAGGCAAGCTGGTCGAGCAACGCCGCTACCAGACGAACGAATTCAAGCCGGCGTACATCAAGGATAAGCGTGCGCCGGACCTGCGCAAACCCGTACGCCGGATGATCGGCGAACGCATCGGTGGCGAGCTGAAGGGCGCCCAGCGCGAGATGGCGAATCTCGAGGCGGAAATGACCGATCAGGTCGACATTCTGAATCGTCGCCTGGAATGGATGGGCTGCTGCGCGTTGCGCACTGGCGTGGTTCGCGTCGAAGGGGAAGGCTTCGAAACCGTCGACATCGATTTCGGTCGCGATCCGTCGCTGACCGTAGCGCTGTCGGCCGGCAGAAAGTGGACCCCGCAAAACGTGGTCGCCGGCACCGCGACGCCGGTCGACGATGTCGAGGCCTGGCAGCATCAGATCCTCAAGAAGTCTGGCGCGAAGGTTTCCGACATCGTCTTCACGACGTCGGCCTGGACGGGCTTCATTCTCGATCCGAAGCTGAAGGGCGCGATCATCTTCCCGGCGCTGAACGTCAACGGGAACATCATCAACCCGGGCGCGCAGATCGAGCAGGGCGCGGTCTACAAGGGGCGCTGGGGTCAGTATGACCTGTGGGTCTACAACGACTGGTTCATCGACGAAAACGGGGTCGAGCTCCCGATGATCCCGGACGGCGAGATCGTCATGAGCGGTGCAAACCTGCTCGGCACGCGCGCCTTCGGCCAGATCATGGATCCGACGTTCAACTACGAGGCGTTGCCGTATGCGCCCAAAACGTGGGTGAAGGAAGATCCGGCGCAGCGTTTCCTGATGATGCAGTCGTCGCCGATCGTCATCCCGAGCCGGGTGAATGCATCGTTCGGTGCCCGCGTCACCGATCCGGTGCTCGACTAATGTCGACGCCGACCACACCCGAGGCCGGCGGCAAACCGGCACGCACCGTGACCGCGATCGTCGCCCGCGGTCGCATGGTGATGGGGGCGGACGGAAAGCTCGTCGCGGCTGGCAAAGAAGTCACGTTGCTCGCCGCGGAAGTCGCGTCGCTGCGCAAGGCCGGTTATCTGGTCGACCCCAAGGAGCCCGAGGTGCCGCGAAACGATGGCGCGACGATCGGGCCGCGGATCACGACGAGCTCGGGCGTTCAGATCAAGCGAGGCTGACGTGTACGACTTCGACCAGCTGAATGTCGCGATCAACGGCGTGTTCGGCGAGTTGGTGTCGTACCAGGCGGCCGCCGGCGGCAAGCCATTCGATGTCCCGGGCCCGTTCGTTGACGCATTCCGAAAGCCTTACTTCAAGGAAGACGGGTCCGTTGGCTACACGACTACGGCACCGGCGGTCGGCGTACGTCTCGCGGATTTCCCGTCTCCGCCGGTGAAGAACGACACCCTGATCCGAAAGAAGACGGGGGAGCGCTTCATGGTGATTGACGTACACCCCGATGGCGTTGGCTGGCTGAACCTGATCCTCAAGGTTGCGAAATGACCACGAAATCCGATTTGCTCGCGGCCGCGATGCAGGGGCTGATCGGGCAGACGGACGCCGGCGCGCGAGTGTTTGGCGCGCGCGACGCGTCGACGTGGGACGACGAGTATCCGGTGCTGTTCGTATCGATGCCGCTCGACGAGGACGGCGAGTCGTTCGGGCGAAACGGCGCGCCGGCCTTCACGGTGTCCTGCAGCCTGATCGTCGAGGCACGCGCGAGCGCGCTAGCGGTACCGGACGACGGCGGCGCGCTTGACCTGCTCGGCCAGCTCGAGGCGCTGCGCGACCAGGTCAAGCGCGCGGTCATCAATTACGGGCCGCTGATGAGCCAGATCCAGCAATACGCGTTCTTCAAGGTCCGCGGCAAGCCCGGGCCCGGTGATGCGGGCGAGCACGTCGGCGGCGTCGAGATCGAGATCGGGCTTGAGTTCGTGCAGGACGCCAGTGATTTCAGGCAATCCAACCCGCCGGCTCTCGAGGCTATCGGCGGGTCGGTCGTGATGCCCGAGGGCACCGTGCAGCCGACTTTCTCGATTCCGTTTCCACCATCCATTTCGTAGGAGCGCCGCATGCGCGTGAAACCTGCCCCGGGTCTGCAAGTGCGTGACCCGCATACGAAAAAGCTTTTGCCCGAAGAGGGCATCGACGTGCCGGACGACAGCCCTGTCTGGAACAGGATCCTCAACGACGGCGATGTCGTACGCGTCGAACAGCCGGTGACGGCCAAGCTGACCAGCGCCCGCGCCGCAACCGAAGGTGAAAATGCATGAGCACGATTCCGTTCCGGGTCATCCCGCAAAACTACCGTCTGCCGGGCGCGCTGTTCGAGCTGGACAACTCGCAGGCGAATACCGGCGCAACGACGCAGCGCGCGCTGATCATCGGCCAGATGACCGCGGCCGGCACTGCAACGCCGAACGTGCCCATTATCTGCGGCGGCATCGGCGACGCGCAGGCCGCCGGCGGCGCGAATTCGATGCTGGCGAACATGGTCGCCAAGTATCGGCTCAACGATACGTTTGGCGAATTGTGGATCCTGCCGGTCGCAGATGCCGCCGGTGCGACGGCCGCCGCTGGCACCGTGACTTTCACGGCAGCACCCTCGGCGAACGGCACGCTGTCGCTGTATATCGCGGGGAACCTGGTTACGGTGCCGGTCATGGCCGGACAGGCTGTCGCAGATGTGGCGACGGCGGTGGCCGCTGCGGCCAATGCCGTCTCTGGTCTCCCGGTCACCGCGGCGAGTGCCGCCGGCGTCGTGACCCTCACCGCGGTCAACAAGGGCTTGAGCGGTAACGAGATCGACATTCGCTTCAACTACCGCGGCACAACCAGCGGCGAAGTGCTGCCGGCTGGGCTGGAGTATACCGTTACCGCCATGACGGGCGGCGCGACGAATCCGTCGCTCGCGACCGCGCTCGGCAACCTCGGGACGGAGTCGTTCGACTTCATCGTTAATCCGTACAACGACGCCGCGTCGCTCGATGCTGTCAAGGCGCTGCTCAACGACCAGAACGGGCGTTGGAGCTACCTCGAGCAGCTGTACGGCCATTCGTTCGGCGGCTTCGCGGGAACGTACTCGCAATCGACGACGCTCGGCAACTCGCGGAACAATCAGCACGAAACCATCCTGCCGGCCGACAGCAGCCCGACGCCTTCGTGGCTCTGGGCCGCAGCGCTCGCCGGGCAGGCCGCAGTAAGTGTTCGCGCCGATCCAGGCGTGCCGCTGCAGTCGCTGCCGCTCAATGGCGTGCTGCCGCCGGCGGTCGAAAAGCGCTGGCAGCCGTCGATTCGCAACACGCTGCTGTTCGACGGCATGTCGACCTTCACCGTGGCGACCGATGGCACCGTGATGACCGAGAACATCATCACGACCTACCAGACGAACGCGCAGGGTGTCGACGACGACAGCTATCTCGAAGTCGAAACGATGTATCAGCTCGTGCTGGAGATCCGGACGCTGTTGGCAATGCTGTCGTCGAAGTATGCGCGATCCAAGCTCGCGGATGACGGTTCGCGGCCAGCGGCCGGGTCGAACCTGGTGACGCCGAGTACGATCAAGTCCGACATCATCGCGCTCTACAACGAGCGCGTCGACGCGGGCTTCGTACAGGGCAAAGCGGCGTTTGCTGCCGCGCTCGTCGTGCAGAAGAACACGGCCAATCCGAACCGCGTCGACATCCTTTGGCCCGGCACGCCGGTCAACCAGATGCGCACGTTCGCAACGCTCGTGCAGTTCCGGCTGCAGTAACGCCGCTCGACGGTCAGAGATCGCCACCTTCGGGTGGCCTTTTCATTTTGAGGAGAAGCACATGTCGGGTAGCCAACTGCTCGCAGGGATCACCAACGCCAAGATCGACGGCGTTACTTACCAGCTCGAAGGCAAGGCGCGCTACAGGGTTGCCAAGGTCAAGCGCGATTCGCTCATGGGTCAGGACGGTTTCCACGGCTTCAAGGAAATGCCGCTCCCTGGCTCGATCAAGATGTCGCTTCGCGATTCGGGCGGCCTGTCGATCGCTGACTTCAACGCGATGCGCAATTCGACCGTCGTGCTCGAACTTGCGAACGGCAAGATCGTGACCGGCCGCAACATGGGCACCGTCGAGGCCGAAGAAGTCGACACCGAAGAAGCAACCTTCGAAGTGTCGTTCGAAGGTCCCGAAGTCACCGAACAAACCGCTTGAGGCGAGTGATGGAAAAGTACGAAAAGAAGCCCCGGAAAATCCAGGCGTCGACGATCACGATCGAGCTTTCCGAGCCGATCACGCTGTCCGGCAACGACGGCGACACGGTGCACACGGAACTGGAGTTGCGCGAGCCGAATCTTCGCCAGGTCAAGGCTTTCGTGAAGATGGCCCCCACGAAAGGTGTGATCGAAGCGTTTCAAGCGCTGATCAGCGAGCAAACCGGCATTCCCGTGCTGAGCATCGACAAGATCGCGGTGAGTGACTACTACAAGGCGCAGGAATACCTGTCGTTCTTCTTGACGCCGCCCGACGAGGATGACCCCGAGGGAAACGAGGCGGGCTCCCAATAGATTGGGAGCACCAGGTCAAGGTGATTGAGCGCTGGTGGGGTTGGCAGCCGAGTGAAACGAAAGAGCTGACGTGGAGCGAAGTACGTGAATACGCGCTCCATGCGGCCTTGATGCTGAAGAAAAAGGAATCGGGCAATGGCTGAAGAGTTCGTCATCCGGATCCAGGCCGACGATGCAGCCACGGCCACGATCAAAAAGATTCAGGCCGCACTCGGTAAGGTGACGGCACCGGTCGACAAGGCGCAAAAGCGCTTCGCGAACATCGGCGCTGTTGGCATGCGCAGTTTCGAGAAGCTGACGAAAGGGCTGGAATCGGCAGCGAGGGCCGCACATACGCTCGTCGACAAGGTCGTCGAGCTGGTGCCGGGGCTCGCCGCGCTCGGCGCAGCCGGGACGGTGGCCGGAATCGCCGGCTTGACGAATCGCTTCGGCAATTTCGGTTTCGCGCTGAACAAGTCATCGAAGCTGCTCGGCATGAATGCTCAGGAGCTCGCAGCCTGGCACGTGGCGGCGAAGCGCGCCGGCGTCTCTGCCGACGAGTTTGATTCTGCAATTTCGTCGTCGCAGATGGCGATCCGTGACGCAGCGAACGGCGCGAACCCGGCTGCGCTTGTGCTGATGCAGAAGATGGGTGTGCAGATCCAGCGCAACAAGGATGGCACCGTCGACTACTACACCACTCAGCAGAAGCTGATGAAGGCGATCGCCGGCCAGCGTAGCGCCGTCACGCAGCGCGCAGCTGCCGATGCGGTCGGCATGGGTGGCTTGCTGCCGATGCTGCAGCAGGGCACGTACAACGAAGACAAGGCGCGTGCGTTCCGGAAGGGTCTGATTCCTACCCCGGATGAACTCGCCCGAGCCACGCAATTCAAGGAAGAAGTCAACGACCTCGAAGATTCGGTGTCGGGGCTTGGAAATTCCATCGGCGCGAGCCTTATCCCGGTTCTCGAACCGGTCGTCAAGCAGTTTTCGGCTTGGCTCGATGCGCATCGCGCGGAGATCGCTGACAAGCTGGCTGACGCAGTGCAGCGCTTCGTCAACTGGATTTCCAAGGTTGACTGGGATGGTGTAGCAAAGGACGCCAAGGAGCTGTGGGACACCCTTGGCGGCGCGAAGGGCGTCATGGTGGCAATTGCCGCAATAACCTTCGCCGGCCCGATCGCAGGGATTGTCAGCCTCATCGACAACCTCACGAAACTCGCTACGACTGTTGCTCCTGCAGCAGTGAGGGCCCTGAGCCCGCTTGGGGGCGTGCCCGCCGTTGCCGGTACCGCTGCAGCTGGATTCGGCGGATGGGAAATCGGGAAATGGCTGCGCCCGTACTACGACGAATACGTTCGCAAGGTGACGGGTGGGGATCGGTGGTCGCTCAACGATTATTTGACCGGAACGCATCGCCTTCAGCTTGGCGCGACTGGCGGCTACACGCAGGAAGAGCTCGATAGTTTGAAGGACGGTGGCGGCGCGAAGCTCACGCGAGGCGCGGCGCGCGCGGCGACGCCCGAATCGAATTCGCTGTTCAGCAATCTCGAGGCCCAATATCGGCTGCCGCGTGGCCTTCTCGATAGCGTGTGGACAGTCGAATCGGGGCGCGGGGCGAACATGCTTTCGCCGAAGGGCGCGATGGGGCATTTCCAGTTCATGCCAGCAACCGCGAAGCAATATGGCCTGTCGGATCCGAACGATCTGCAGCAGTCGGCGACGGCCGCGGCCCGGATGTATAGCGATTTGCTGAAAGCGAACGGCGGCGACCTAGAGCGTGCACTGGCCGGTTACAACTGGGGGCAGGGGAACCTGAATCGCTCTGGCCTCGGCGCCGCACCGAGCGAGACGCGCAAATACATCGCCGCAGTCGAAGCGAATATGGCCGGAGCCGGCCCGACGTCCGGCGGCGCGGTGCCGTCAGGTGCCGCCGGCGGCGCCGGGGCGCAGCAGTCGATGCATGTGACGCTCGACATGAAGAACGTGCCGCAAGGGATGCGGGCCGAGGCGAAGACGGCAGAAGGGAACTATTTGCCGACGCGAGTCGAGTATCGCCTCGACGGAATCTAAGGGGAATCGCAGTGGCATCGACGACGACAGACATCCTGAGCGTTGTCGGCAGCATTGGGGGTCTTGCTTCGGCTGCCGACAACCTTGGTTCGCTGCTGACCGGAGATTGGGCCTCGAACTTGAAGCCGGCCAGCTTCGGCGGTGTGCCGTTCGGAGTATTCGAGATCCGGACATCGGCCGGCCAGAACAAGGCTGTCCACACGTACCCATTTCGCGATGACGTGTGGGCTGAAGACCTCGGCAAGAAGCCTCGAGCATTCGAGGTGATCGGCTTCCTGCTGGAAAACGATCTCAAGACGGGCGCCGGCCCGGTGATCAAGCAACGCGACAATTTGTTCGCCGTATGCGAAGGACCGGGCACGGCGACGCTCGTACATCCGACGCTCGGAACGATCTATAGCGTTGCATGTCTCGGCATCGAGACAGTGGAACGCATCGATCTCGGGCCGGTATTCGAAATCCGTCTAACCCTGATCAAGTCCGGGCCGCGACAGTTCCCGACGACGCAGACTTCGACAGCGGACGACAGCACAGAGCAATCGGCCGGCCTGAAATCGAAATCGCTGTTCGATTTTGCGAAAGACGTCGCGGCCGATATACGAAACGGTGCTGCCGTCGTTCAGAAGGCAGTGTCGACAGTGGTGGGCTGGTATCAGCTTGGCGTTACGGCAGTCAACGACGTCAAGCGCGTGATCGGGGCCGTGTCGACGCTGTCCGGAAACTTCGGTCGACTGTTCGGTGGCGGTAATTCCGGCTACTCGGCGAGCAATGCGAAGGCTTCGACCAGCGCCACCCCAGCTGATCTGCTCGCGAAGGCGGCAGCCGGCCGGGCCGCTGTCGCCATCACCGGTGCAATGATGCAGGCTGCTGCTGCGAACACTGCCGACGCCGCAACGTTCGGGGCGTCGATTGACGCATTCGTTGCAGCAGTCGCCGCATCGGCAAACGATCCGGCGGATGCTGTGCGGCTCGTGAGCTCACTTGCACAATACTCGCCTGATGACGTCTTTGTGCCGGGTCAAATCGGGGCATCGATGAGCGCGGTGCAGAACGCGACAGCAGCGCTGCTGCGCCGGTACGCGCTCGCGCAGCTCGCAGTGACGCTCACGACCTATCAGCCGTCGTCACAACAAGACGCGGCAACGGTGTTGTCGAACGCACTCGCGCTCTATGACGTTGAGATCCTCGTGGCGGGAGACACTGGCGACGACGATACGTTCGTCGCGCTGCGGTCGCTGCGCCGGGCTATCTATGCTGACCTGACGGCGCGAGGGGCCAATCTTGCGACGCTCGCGACGTTCTCGTTTAACGCTGCGCTACCGTCGCTGGCGCTCGCGCAGCGCATCTACAACGATCCGGCGCGTGAACCTCAATTGTTGCAGCAGATTGACCCGATTCATCCGGCTTTCTGTCCGATTGCCTTTCAAGCGCTGGCGAAATGAACGACGACGTCACTCTCAAGGTTGCTACCTGCACATTCAATCCCGCAGCGAAACCCGGTCAGGAAACGTTCAAGACTACGAATGCGCGCTCGATCACCGGGTGGACGGACGTGACCGTTTCGCGCGGTATCGAGCGCTGCCCGTCGAGCTTCGAGGTGAGCTATACGGAGCCTTATCCGAGCGTTGGCGACATCCTGGCGCAGCCCGGGGACTGGGTGCAAGTTATGCTCGGTGACGATCTCGTGCTGACAGGATTCGTCGATCGCTATATGCCGTCGTACAGCGGCAACCAGCACAGCGTGCGAATCGTCGGTCGAAGCAAGTGCCAGGATCTTGTTGACTGCGCAGCGCTCATTGACGGCGGCCAGCTGCTCAATATGACGGTCGACCAGATCGCCGCAGCGTTGTGCGCTCCTTACGGGATTGCGTCGAGTGTGGCAGCCGGTACCGACATCGGTGCGCCGATCGAGCAGGTCAATGTGATGGTGGGCGAGACATCGTACGCGGTGCTCGAGTTGCTGTGTCGATTCCGGGGCTTGTTGCTGTATGACATGCCGGACGGCAGCCTGGTGTTTGCGTCCGGTGGTCCGACAGCGAACAACAGCAATACCTCGATCGGCACCCGTGTTGCGTCAAGCGGCTTCACCGAGGGCATCAATGTATCGTCGGCGTCGCGGATGAGCGCGATGGATGGCCGATTCTCGCAGTACGATGCCGCGTATCAAGGGCTCGACACGCTGCGCGACATTGGTGACGGCGGCAACATCATCGCGCACGTCTACGATAAGACGGTACCGCGGTTCCGGTACCGCGCGATCATCTCGGAGAACGTGACTGGCGGCAAGGATATTGCCTTGCAGCGCGCGAACTGGGAAATGGCGTATCGGCTCGGGCGCTCGTATCAGGTGAGGCTCATTACGGATTCGTGGCGTGATTCAGCCGGCTCGCTGTACGAGCCGAACGTGCTGGTCGACATCGACCTGCCATCGCTGAAGCTGCCGAAGAAGCGTTGGCTGATTTCGGACGTAACGTACAAGAAGAATGAGCAGGGAACGTCGGCTGAGCTGACGATCATGCCACCGCAAGCGTTCTACCAAGAGCCGATCATCCTCAATCCGGTCGCGCCGGATATTACCCGGGTTTCGCAATGAGAGACGCCTTGAATCGCGTTCGCAGCCTGTTCGGGCGCGGTCGGATCACCCTTGTGGACGACAGCGGGCCGGTGCAGATCGTGCAGCTGCGCATGAACGGCCTTGAGGTGCCGGCCGGTCGCTATCGCGTACCGGAGTTCGGATTTTCGTCTAACCCGCCGATCGGTTCCGATGCGCTTGCATTGCATGTCGCCGGCGACAGATCGGCGGGTGCGGTGGTCGGAACGAACCACCAGGAATCGCGACCGCGCGGGCTCGCGCCTGGCGAATCAATCCTGTATAGCCAGGACGGCAAGAGCGTCTACCTGAGAAACGGCAGCATCGTCGTCGAAGCGAAGGGTCAGGACGTCGTCGTGAACGATGCGGCGAACGTCACCTGGAACTGCAGCGGAGATTTCAAGATCGTGGTCGGCGGCAAGTTCAGTGTGGTTGCGCCTGGTGGCTCCGAGTTCGATACGCCGATGGTTTCGTCGACCGGCGACATGCAGGACAACACCGGCACGAACAGCGAGACGATGAAGGGCATGCGCGAGACGTTCGACAACCATGACCATGACGTGGCGGAAGTTCAGGGCGGCTCGTCGACGATCAGATCGAACAAGCCGAATCAGCAGATGTAGCGCGACCGCGCACCGAGACAACCAACCCGCTCCGGCGGGTTTCTTTTTGCCTGCACGACATGCCCGACATCACGCTTTCATGGGATAGCGCGACCAATCACGCCGATTGGGTGCTGGCCGGTGCTGATTTGCTTGCTGGTGATGATCTCACGAGTGCCGTGCTGATCAGCGTCTTCACCGACCGCGAGGCGAGTGCTGACGACGTCATTCCGGACGGCTCGACAGACCGGCGCGGCTGGTGGGCCGACGACGACGTGCCGATTGGCTCGCGAATGTGGCTGCTGAAACGCGCGAAGCAGACCACGCAGACTGCGCAGCGGGCCTACGACTATCTCGCCGAGGCGCTGCAGTGGCTGATCGACGACGGCGTCGCCGGTCGAATCGAAATCACGACGCAATGGGTGCGCCGCGGCGTGCTCGGCGCGCGGGTTGTCGTCATCAAGAACGGCGCCGTGCTTCACGACGGTCGATATGTGTGGGCCTGGGAAGGAATTAACTGATGCCGTATCTTCGTCCGACACTTTCCGAGCTCAAGGCGCAAGTAGCGGCCGACATCCAGAGCGGATTGCCGGGTACCGATCCGCTGCTGCGTTTCTCCAGCCTCGGCGTTATTGGCCGGGCGCTTGCCGGCCTGGCGCAGCTGCAGTACGGCTATACCGACTACATTGCGAAGCAATCGAACCCATTCACGGCCGAAGATGAATATCTGGAAGCATGGGCGGCGCTGAAGGGCATCTATCGCGAGGCGGCGACGCAGGCCGGCGCGTCAACTCCCGGGCAAATTCAGTTCGCTATCGCGCCTGGAACGAGCAACACGATCCCGGCGGGGGCTTCGATCAGCCGCCGCGATGGCGTTGGCTATACCACGACCAGCCAAGGGACGATCGCGAACGGTGTGGTCACGGTCAACGCTGTGGCGAATGCCGACCCTTCCGGCCTAACGGGGGCTTTCGGGAACTGTGCCGTCGGGACGTCGATGACACTGGGCGTCTCGATTGCTGGCATCAGCTCGACCGGGGCGGTGTCGGTGGCATTTACCGGCGGCGCCGACATCGAGAAGGACGACAGCCTGCGTTCGCGTATGCTGTTCGCCTACCAGAACCCGGCGCAAGGCGGCTCCGAGTCGGATTACGTGCGGTGGGCTCGACAGGTGGCGGGCGTGACACGCGCCTGGTGCAATCCTGTCGGCTTCGGTCCGGGCACCGTCGTCGTCTACACGATGTTCGACCAGGCTGAGTCGGGAAACAATGGATTCCCGGTCGGAACCGATGGCGTCGCGACGAATGAGAAGCGTGGCGTGGTGGCCACCGGTGACCAGCTCACGGTCGCGAACTGGATTTTCCCGCTGCGGCCCGTCACGGCGCTTGTGTACTCATGTGCGCCGATCGCGTCCGCAATTGATTTCACGATTACCGGTTCGGCGAACTTCACGGCTGCGCAGAAGGCCGCGATTGCATCGGCGATTTCGGGCATCTTCGTGCTGTATGGCTCGCCCGTCGGGCCCGGAAACCAGAACGGTATCGTCGACCGGTCCTATATCGATTCGGCGATCGCTGCGATTACCGGAACGCAGGGATTCGTCATTACGTCGCCGCTTCAGAACATCGTCAGCACCACTGGCCAGATGCCTGTGCTCGGTACTATCACGTGGCTTCCGTAAATGAGAGCACCGAATTATTCCGCGTCCGACTTCACGTCGGCGTTGATGGCGCTCATGCCGCGGGGGCTCGCGTGGCCGCGTGATCCGTATTCGGTAATGGGCAAGACGATCGCGACGCTTGCCCCGATCTGGTCGCGCCACGTCGCCGCGAACAATTACCTGCTCGTCGACGCGTTCCCGTCGACGACGGTCGAGCTGCTTCCCGAGTGGGAGGCGGCTCTCGGGTTGCCCGATCCTTGCGCTGGTGAGTCGCCGTCGCTCGCGCAGCGACAGGCCCAAGTAGTCGCCCGCTTCACCAACAGTGGCGGCGCGTCGATTTCGTACTTCATCAGCTACGCGAAGAACCTCGGCTTCGACGTAACAGTCAGCGAGTTCACGCCATTTCGCGTGGGGCAGCACGCAGCAGGTGATTCTGTGGGCGTCGAGGGGTGGGCGCATACGTGGCGCATCAATGCGCCGTCGACGACGATCAACTATTTCCGCGCTAGCGCTTCGACGGCTGGAGAACCGCTGGCGTCATGGGGAAATGCCGTTCTCCTGTGTGAAATGAATACGCTTAAGCCCGCTCACACGCTCGTAATCGTCGCGAATCCGGGCTTTCTTGATTTGACGTTCAGGCTCGACTCGACAACTCTCTCGTAAGGGAAACTCTATGTTTCAAACCGATCAGGCCACTGCCGTTTCGGCGTTGCCGGTGCCGGCCGCGGCCGGCACGCCCGGATACTTCACTGGCGGTAATCCGGCGACCGGACAAGCAGCGACGATTCTGGACGCTGACTGGCTGAACATGGTTCAGGAGGAGCTGCTCAACCTTCTGATTGCCGCTGGTATTGCGCCATCGAAGACCACCTACACGCAAGTGCGTGACGCCATTCGGTCGATCCAAGGCACGCGTCAAATTCTGACCGATACGGGAAGCGCAAACATCTACCAGGCGGCGAATCCGTCCCCGATGGCGGAGTTGCCGACGACGACGGGCGTTACACAGTTCGTCAAGATCAAAACGGCGAATACCGGGCCATCAACATATGCGCCTGATGGGCTTGCGTCAGCGCCGATTTTCGGGATGTCCGCCCAACCGTTGCAAGGTGGCGAACTCGGAACAGGGGGTTACGCGATCCTCGTATCCGTTGTCAGTCCCGCGTTCAATTCCGGAAATCTTTGCTGGGTTCTCACGAGCAGCTTGCTTGGTGCGCTGCCGGTGTTTCCGGGGTCCGAAAGTCAGCACGCTGCGCAATACGGGCAGCTGCTGCAGCGGACAAACGGTAAGGCTGGTGCGGTCGCCTACGGCGGGTCGCCATCGGCGAATTGGACGCAGACGCGAACGCTCTCCTTCACTGCATCCAGCAATGGCTTCGTCATTGGGCAGCAGACGGTAATTAGCGGGCAGCAACCCGCGGGCATTCAGAGCACAGTTACCGTTTCCGCGGGCTCATCTACATCGGAAACGGATCATTCTCAACTTCCGATGGTCGATACGGGGGTGCTGTTGGTCCAGGCAGGGCAGACAGTTACCGTGACAGGGACCGTGCTGGCGGACAATTATTCCGGCGCTTGGCTTCCTGCGACCGTTACGCTCTGGTACGCGTTCATCCCGAGCAACTGAACGAGGTAATGATGCTTTACACAATCAAGTTCGATGCCACCGGCGCCCCTGAGAGCTACTCGCAGTATTCCGATGCGGATGATGCGCCGGACCCGTTGCCGGCCGGTGAGGTCGAATGTTCAGCCGAGCAATATGCAAACTGGCAGGGATGTGTGCTGCAGAAAGGCTCGATCGTTGCCGCGCCGGAAGCAACCCTGGTTGCAGCAGCACGTATCGCTCAAACAACTGCGTTGATGGCCGCATGTGCAAGCGCCATTGTTTCCGGATTTACTTCATCGGCGCTCGGCGCGCCCCATGGTTACCCGAGCACGATGAACGATCAAGCCAATCAGAAAACGATCGCGCAGTGCGCGTCGGGCGGCTTGCTCTGGTGCAATTCTGGGGGCGCATGGTCGTTCGCGCAGCACACGCAGACGCAGGCGGACCAGGTAATTGCCGACTTCGCGAAGTGGTTGAATGGATGTCAGTCGCAACTCGTTGCACTTTCGGAGCAAGTTTCGCAGGCCGAGACCGTGGCTACGGTGCAAGCGGTTAAATGGACGAATCCGGCATGAAAATGAAGCGATACATCTCCCTTATTCTGGCCTGGGGCGCATTTCTGTTTGGCGCCATTGCTCAACCCGCGCATGCGCAGTTTTCATTTGTGCCAGGGCAGCTGCTCACTGCCGGGGAGCTGAACAACGCCTTCTCGAAGATCCTGCCGATGACCGGTGGGACGCTCACGGGTCCACTGACGGTTCCGTCGTTGGCAGTGTCGGGATCGCTCAACACGGTTGGGGTCGCGAGCGTCGGTGGACTGTCGGCCAGCGGGCCTATCAATGCCGTAGGCGCGTATACGGCACCCCTCAACACCGGCGGCTATTTCACTGGTTACCTTTCAAAGTCGGGCGTCACGGGGCAGTCGCTTTATACGGGCATCTGCACCGGGTGCAAATCGTTCGACTCGAACCAGGCGATGCTCACGATCCCATCCGGATCGACGGTGACCACGATCACCGGATACGGCAGCTATATCGACAACCAGAACGGTATCGGCACGCCGAACACCGGCAACGGGGTCAACTACTTCAGCCTGCAGACATGCGCGGTGAACAACGCGGCATGTTGGGCGCAGAACCACATTCTGTCGGACAGCAAGACGTGGGCCGCTTCCAGCGTGACGGGCGTGCAGCTCAACGCGGCGGAATACGATTTTGACGTGACGTCGCCGCACACGAACGTGCAGGGACCGACGTTGACTGGCAGCTCACTGGTTCAGCCGGCATTTGCCGGAGGGTTCACGGTCGGAGCGCTGTCGGTAGAAAATCCGACGCTCGCAAAATGGACGTACGCGTTCATCACCCAGGACGGCGTAGCGAACGTGGCTATGCATATCGGCTCGTATGCTCCGGCCGGTCCGAATGTCGCGAGCCAGCCGATCACGTTTAATTACTACGATTCGACTGGGGCTGTGCAAGCGTGGACACAGCAGGTGGGCACCGACGGCACGATGTCATTTTCTGACGGAGCCGCGGCGCACTCATTTATCCTGAACGCGCCGACGCGCATAAGAGGTCCTTCAGGACCCGCACAGCTTGATCTCGACAGCAACGCAGGCCAAAACAGCACCCTTGAATTTGCGACGAATGGTGCGGCTCAATGGCAGGTCGGGAAGCAGAACACAAACTGCTTCTTTGCCTACGACGTTGTCGCGGGCGCATACGTCTGGCAGATGTGCAGCGGCGGCACGTTCGCTTTCACTTCGCCGGTGTCGCACGCAGCGCAGACGATCGACAAGTCGTACGCGTACATCGCGCCGGCCTCGGGCAATACCGTGACGATGGCGAGTGGTTCGGAAACCACGCTGATTGACCCGGCGGCCGCGCTCGCTGCACTGACCGTCAAGCTACCGGCGTGCACCTCGAGCTATGACGGCTCGATCGCGCGCTTCTCGACGACCCAGGCAATCACGGCCCTGACCGTCGGCGCGACGGCGGGCACTGTATTGAATCCGCCGACTACGCTCGCGGCCGGTGCAGGCAAGGGCTATCTCTGCCGAGGCGCGAACACCACCTGGTACGCGCTGTACTGATCGACATACAACAAACCGTTTCGTCAGGCCGCCCATCGGGCGGCTTTTTCATTTCCGGGGGATGAATGTCCGACAACGCATCGGCGCCGGCGCGCGTCGAGGAACGACTGCGCGCGGGTGACCGCCGATTCTCGAAGCTGGAGCAGCGAATCGACGCAAGCGACGCAGCGGTAAAGGCGCACCTGCAGCGGCAGGACGAAAAGATCGACGCCATTGTGGCTTCGGTGTCGTTGATCCAGACGAACACGCAGTCGATGGTAGACACGTGGGAGGGCGGCGCGCGCGCGGTGCGCGCGTTGTGCCGCCTTGCCGATGCGTGGCGCTTCCTTGTTCGGCACGTCGCTGGTCCGACGCTCGCGTTCGGCACGGTAGGCGTGATCGTCTTTCGCTACATCCGACACGAACCCATCCCCGATTGGGCGAACGCGGTCGTGAAACTGCTTCTGGGATGACCATGACGCCACAAATCCTTTCCACCGCACTGCAGATCACGCTCGCGCGCGCGACGCCCTGGGCCGACCCGCTGTCGGCCGCGATGGCGCTGTATGCGATCGATTCGCCGGCACGGCAGGCCGCGTTTCTCGCTCAGTGCGGCCACGAGTGCGGTCGTTTCCAGTGGCTCCGCGAGCTCTGGGGCCCGACGCCCGCACAGCGCGCGTACGAGCCGCCCGCCGCAAAGGCCGCCGAGCTGGGCAACACGCAGGCCGGCGACGGCTTCCGATTCCGCGGTGGAGGCCTCCTCCAGATCACGGGGCGTTACAACTACCGAGTGATGGGCCAGAAGATCGGCGTTGATCTCGAGGGCAACCCGGATCAGATCGTGCAGCCCAGCGTTGCGGCCGAGGCATCCGCGCAATTCTGGGCTGATAACGCCTTGAGTGCATTCGCCGACGCCGGCGACTTTATGTCGATCAGCCGCGCAATCAACCTAGGCAATCCGCGCTCGGCGGCCACGCCGAATGGCATGCCCGACCGCCTGGCGCTCTGGAATTCCTGTAGGGCGGCGCTCGGCATCGAGTTTTAACCCGCCGCATCCGCGGCATTTTTCAGGAGAAAACCCACATGAACCCGTGGATGAAGTTCATCGCAGCTGTCTTGCTGTTTGGCGCGTGGCTGGCGCTGGTGCTGCTGCATTTCGTGCCGGCGCAGTCGTTGGTCGACGCAATCGGTTACACGCTGGCAGGTCTCGGCGTCTATCACGCCACGGCCGGTTCGGTCGGCCCGATTGTGACCGGACTGGCCGGGACAGCCGAACTCGTCTCGGCTGAACTGGAGCGGCCTGCGTTGCAGCCGGCGACCGGTTCCGTGGCCGCAGCGGCGGTACCGGTCGCGCCGATGCCGCAGGCGGCCCCGGCGCCGACGATCCAGTGATCCGCGTGGTGATTGCGCTATCGACGTGTCTCGCGCTTACTGGCTGCGACTCGCTTCGATATGCCGGCATCGCTCGATACGAGGTATCGCCGCTGGTCGACGCCGCCGGTGCGCCGTCCGGCTGCTGTGTGTTGCGCGTCTGGAACGGTAAGCAGATGGCGACCGTCGAGGCGACGTTTGCGCATCAGTCTGACAACAGCTATTCCATCTCGCTCCGCGAAACCGACGTCGAAGCATTCGCAGGGCAGGCCACCGCCGCAGCAGCGGCATCCGATGTCGTCGGCGCGGCAACCTCCGCTGCGGTGACGGCACTCAAGTCCCTCAAGTAAGGAAACTCCC